AACAAACAGAAATGATGTTAATGTTAAATGGTGGCATGAAAGATGATGGCATGGATCGTGATCCTGTAAGTGGCAATGAAGTACCTCCTGGCTCTCTAGCTAAAGAAGTTCGTGATGATATACCTGCACAATTAAGTGATGGTGAGTATGTTGTTCCGGCAGATGTTGTACAGTATTTTGGTGTAAAGTTTTTTGAAGATCTTAGAATAGAAGCTAAACAAGGTTTAGAACAAATGCAATCTAATGGACGTATAGGTGGTGAACCTGTACCTGAGTCTGCTAATAACGAAATGGGTGGATTGCCATTTGACATTTCTGAATTAAAAACAAAAGAAGATGCTCCCACGATGAATCGTGGTGGTATTATAAAAGCAGATGAGGGTGTTTATGTACCTAAGTTAGATTTTAGTAATTTAAAAGGGCTAGGATCTGGTGGAGGATCTAATTATCAAACTAGACAATATGTAGCTGCAGGATGTAAAGTAAAACCCATGCTTATTACAAATGAAGGGGCTACAATCCAAGAGGCTGACGAAGGGTACGTAGATGTTACGTCTGATGCAGGTTTAAATATTTTAAAAAATTGCCCTAATATTAATTTAAGTCAAGCAGAAAAAGATATTATAGGTGCTGATGTATTAAAGCAAATTGAAGATGGTACGTATAAACCTGATCCAATTGATGATACACCTGTAGAAAAAAAACAAGTGCAAAAAAATGATGATGATGATGATGACGATAGTGTAAATCAAACAAAAGCTATTAAAGAATGGCAATATGAAGATATGGAAAAGTATATAGGTGATGTATCTAATTACTACAATAGATATAAATCAGAAGGAAATTTTGTATCTAATATATTTAGAAGTGTGTTACTTGATCCCATAAATAAATTTAATCAACCATATATTATGGAAAGAACAATTCAATTAATGGAGGCTCACAAAGAAGATCCAGAAAAACTTAAAATGTTAAGTCAAGTTTTTAAACATAGATTTGGAAAAAAACCAAAAGATGTAATTGAATTGCCTAGTGGAAAAACATTAACATTTGATCCTAAAACAGGTTTATATGAAAATCCTGAAGTTATCAATCTTAAAAATATATTAGGCGAAGAATCTTATAATAATATAAAAGTAAATATTAATAAGGATATCCTTAACAGATCTGAAGATAGAGAAAGAGCAAGTTTAGATGATCTTCAAGATAGATTTAAAGACACAGGTTTTGATAATCAATTTGCATTTTCTGATTTTAATTCAGCAGCTGATCAATATCAAGCTGCAGTTTCTAAATACAAAACTAAAAAACAAAATGAGTTATTTGCAAATGATCCTACATTAGCAAGTGAGCAAGCAAGAGGAACAATGGCAGGAGCATATACAGATGACAGTACTATGCCTACGTCTGTATCTCCACCTACAGAAAATATTGCACAAGATTTCTTTAAAAATAGAAAAAATGAGGATCAAGGAGATAAAGGGTTTGCCTCAGAAAATTACGCAAAAAGTTTAATGAATGAAAAAAATGATGGAGCATCTGCCCAAGTAGAGTATGATCAATATAACAAAGAAGAAGCTGACCTTTCTGATGCTTATGGTGGTGGTGAAGCAGCAGAAAAATTTAAACAATTTAACAAGGGTGGACTTGCAAAGAAAAGAAAGACCACAAAAAAGAAGTAACCAATATAGCTACTCTAATATATAGACCCTATAGGAGGAATTAATGCCAGAATTAGCAGAAGTAGAAAAACCAAAAGTCGCAGGTTATGTAAACCCTAGACCAACTAAAAATAAAAATCAGGAAAGGATCGAAGAAGCTGAAAAAGAATTGGAACAACTGTCTTCTCAAGCAAAAGGAGATGGGGTTTCAGAAGCTCCTGAAAAGGTCACGAGTTCAGAGGTTTCTGAAGATGGAAAAGAAGATGCGAATCTTAGCAAAGAAGAACTTACTTTTAAGAAACGCTATGGAGATTTACGAAGACATTTAGCTGATAAAGAAAAAGGTTGGAATGATCGTATTAGTAATCTAGAAAAACAACTAGATTTAGCAACTAAGAATGAACTAGTTCTACCGAAGTCAGAAGATGAGATAGATGCTTGGTCTAAAAAATATCCTGATGTAGCGGGTATAGTGGAAACTATAGCAAGCAAAAAAGCAAAAGAAGCATCAAAAGATTTAGATCAAAGAGTTAAAGAGATAGAAGGTCTGCGAGAATCAGCAAAAGTTGAAAAAGCAGAAGCTGAATTACTAGCACTTCATCCTGATTTTAACACAATTAGAGAACAAGATGATTTTCACGATTGGGCAGAAAAACAACCTAAGTGGATTCAAGATGCTCTATACGAAAATGCAACAGATGCTAGATCAGCAGCTAGAGTAATTGATTTGTATAAAGCAGATAACGGAATATCAACAAAATCAAATGTTGATTTGTCTGCAGCTAAAGCTGTAGCACCAAAACGAGGAAGATCGACACCTCAAGCCGATGTAACTGCATCCTACCTTAAAGAGTCGGTAGTAAATAAAATGTCTGCACAAGAGTACGAAAAAAACCAAGATAAAATTATGGAAGCAATTCGTACAGGACAATTTGTGTATGATTTATCTGGTGGTGCAAGATAACCACTAGTTAATAGTAATACAAAAGCGAACTACTCATACAATTAAGCCAATACATGTATTCACCTTAAAAGTATGACCTCTCTTTGAGTGTTAGCTATTCTTGAGCCAAATATTAAACAGGAGATGTGATATGGCTTTTCAAAAAGAAGCGGGTCATGGTAATTTACCTAATGGTAATTTTTCTGCGATCATTTACTCCAAACAGGTACAGCTTGCATTCCGTAAGTCAACTGTAGTTGGAGATATCACTAATTCGGATTATTTTGGGGAAATTGCTAATCAAGGGGATACAGTAAAGATTATCAAAGAACCAGAGATTTCGGTTAGTGACTATAAGCGTGGTACGCAAGTATCCGCACAAGACCTAGACGATGAGGACTTTAGTCTCGTTATCGACAAAGCAAACTACTATGCTTTTAAGATGGATGATATTGAGGAAGCTCATAGTCATGTTAACTTTATGCAACTCGCAACTGATAGAGCTGCATATAGACTAGCTGATAACTATGACCAAGAAGTATTGGCGTATTTGTCAGGGTATTCTCAGCCATCCAAACATGCTGTTGGTAATGCTGTGAACTCAAGTGTTAATGGAACAAAAGCTGTTGCAACTGCCGGTAATGATGAATTGTTAGCTTCTATGAAACTTAATAAAGGTTCATTTAGTGCAATCAATTCAGGTGGTGGTGGAGACAACTCTATTCCATTAGCAAATGTCTTGCCAGGTCAAGCGAGTGCAATAACTACAACTGTGACACCTATGCAAGTCATTAATAGAATGTCAAGGGTTTTGAATCAACAGCAAGTTGATACTCAAGGTCGTTGGCTAGTCGTTGATCCAATTTTTATGGAACTACTACAGGATGAAAATTCTAAGCTAATTAATGCTGATTATTCTGAAGCAGGTCTTAAAAATGGACTTACTATAAGCAATCTAGGCGGATTTAGAGTACACGTTTCTAGCAACTTACCATCATTAGGTACAGGTGCAGGTACTGCAGGTACAGGAAACGATAACGAAAATTTCGGTGTGATTGTTGCAGGACATGATTCAGCTATTGCAACTGCTGAACAAATCAGTAAGACAGAAACTTATCGTGATCCTGACTCATTTGCAGACATTGTAAGAGGTATGCACCTCTATGGCCGTAAGATACTACGTCCTGAAGCAATTGTCACTGCAAAATACAACGTAGCGTAAGGGGGTAGATCATGGCTAATTTAGCAACCGCAGATCATGCTGCACAAGGCAACTCTGCAAGGGGTCGTTCTCCTTATTTAGTGCAAAACACTATCGACATTGCAGCCGCAATTGTTCTTAAAGGTAGTGACTTTGCCGCTAACGATACTATGGAAGTGCTTAATATTCCTGCGGGAACTGCTATTCTTTCTGCAGGTATGGAGATCATGGCACAACTTGATGGTACTTGTACTCTTGATATGGGATTTACAGGTGGCTCACCCGCTGCTGTAGACCTCTATGTTGATGGTCTTGATGTTGTTGGTGGTGCAGTAGGTGCTTTTGGAACAACGCCAGCCACAGAAGCTGCGCAAGTTCAGATAATATCTACAGCCGATACAATTGATGTTAAGTTTGCAACTGAAACTGATGTTACAAAAGGAAAGCTCCGTTTTTGGGCTATCCTTATGGATGTATCAGACATGGGCGAACATGACATGATTGCTGATGAAGTTGTTAGAGATTATCTAGGCTAACATGCTTGAGAGGGGGCGAGGAAACTTGCCCTCTTTCTTTATAATTCTTATTAACAGGAGAACATTATGGGAATAACAACAGCTTTATGTAATACCTTTAAGCAAGAACTATTGCAAGGTGTACATAATTTTGGATCACACAATTTTAGATTAGCATTAATTAAACAAAGCCCTACTGATAGCTATGGTGAAAATACAAAAAGTTATGATAACTCGTCACATACAAGTGCTGGTGAAGCTTTAACTAGAAACAATAATGATGAACACGCAAATGGTAATGGTTACACAACAGGTGGAATATTATTAACAAGCGTTGGAATAACATTAGACACTTCTAATAATGTAGCTTTTGTTGATTTTGCAAATCCACAATTTACGAGTGCTACAATAGATGCAGATGGGTGTTTAATTTATAATGACACGGCAACAAATAATCCTGCTGTTTGTGTTATTGATTTTGGCACAACTCAATCATCAGACAATGGTACATTTACAATTGATGTTCCATCTCCAGCTCATAATACGGCAATTATTAGGATAGCTTAAAATGGCTCTAGTCTTAAAAGACAGAATTAAAGAAACATCTAGTACTGTAGGACAA